TTACTCTTCGTGATTGTCGGTGAGGTTTGGCCTGCCACTAATTGATCTGCCTCTTCGCTCATCTCCAGAATGTCTATCCCGACGCTTACCATCTTCAAACTCCCGAAGTCCCACTGCTTCTTGCAGCGTGTCGACAGTTCCGAGGCCTCGTCAAAGATTAGTTCCGCCGTTATGCCCGAGGCTTCGCGCTTGATATCCTTTAGATAGCCGATTACCTCTCCGCGTTGATGCATATACAGCAGCACCGGATTCTTCTCATACTGCTCTATATCCATCCCTGCCGTCAGCACTCGCGTTCCATAACTGTTAAGCGCATCGCTGGTTATTCTTACTCTTTTCGCCATCGCGTATCTTTTTTCCTGCAATATTACTAATCATTCCTTACCCCCTCCAAAATTCTCTGCAACCGTTGCACACTTCTCTGCAACCATTGCATACTTTTTTGGCTTTCAGGCTATTTCAACCCATCTTTGCGCATTATTTATTCGCTTATTTTTCTCATTATTGTATATGACTAAAGCTGAATCTGAAAGAAAAAAGGAACTGGCCAGAGCTTTATTTATGTCCGGATCCCCCCAGGACGATATTGCTGATAAAGTGGGTATTTCGCGTGTCACCATCTCTAAATGGTGTAACCTCGAAGGATGGAAAGAAGCTCGTGCTGCCCGTAATATTACGCGTCCGGAGCTGGTCAATAAATTGCTCCTGACTATTGATAAACTTATTGAAAAGGTTAATGCCTCCGACGATACCGACCTCCTTGCCGGGCTCGGCGACAAGCTATCTAAACTCGCCGCTGTGATCCAAAAGCTCGATAAGCAAGCTAATGTCGTCGATGCCGTCGAAGTCTTTATGGCCTTCAACAATTGGCTGAAATATCGCGCTTCTACCGACCCGGAAGTTACTCCGGAACTCATTAAGGCTATTAACCGATACCAAGATAAATTCCTCATCGAATCGATGGGCAAAAACTCTCTGAATTAATATGGCTACCGTCTCATCCGCTGAGACTCGTGCCGCAATGGAGCGCTGGCGCGAGCATTGCAAGGAAGTACAAGCTGTCACTGAGAGTTCCTTAGGTGCTGTCAAGGAGTCTCCCATTGAACGCGACAAGCGCATCAAGCGCCTGCTTGACAATTACGCCGCTTTCTGCGAATACTACTTCCCCCACTTCCTTACCCTGCGCGATAAGGCTACCGGCGATGCTCTGCGTATCGTCCATAACGCTCCGTTTCATAATAAAGCTGCTCTTAAGGTGAAGAATACTCCTAACCTTAAAGCCGTATTCAAATGGCCGCGTGGGCATGCTAAATCTACTCATTTTGATATCTTCATCCCGCTCTGGCTGATGTTCCAGCCTAAGAGGCTTATCAACTTTATGGTCGTTGTCGGTAAGTCAGAAGATAGCGCTAACCGACTCCTGGGTGATATCCAGGCCGAACTCGAATTTAATGCTCGTATTATCGCTGACTTCGGCGAACAGAAAAACCTCGGCTTTTGGACCGAAGGCTCCTTCAAAACTAAATCAGGCGTTACTTTCCTCGCCTGTGGACGTGGCCAATCTCCGCGTGGCCTTCGCGACCGCGAAGCTCGTCCGGATTACATCGTCATTGACGACCTCGACGATGATGAACTCTGCCGTAATGAAAAACGTGTCAAGGAACTGACCGATTGGGTCAAAGAAGCCCTATTCGGTGCCCTCGATGTCGGCCGTGGCCGGTTCATTATGGTCGGAAACCTCATTTCTAAAAATTCCGTCCTTGCTAATCTCGCTGCTACTCCTTCGGTCTTTGTTTCCGAAATCAAAGCCGTTGATGCCAACGGAAATCCGGTCTGGAAAGAGAAATGGTCGAAAGAGGAAGCCGACACCGTCCGCCAATTTATGGGTTATCGTGCTTGGGAAAAGGAAATGATGCATAATCCTATTAACGATGGCACTATCTTCCGCCACGATTGGATACGCTTCAAGAAAATCCTCCCTCTCCATAAATACGATATGCTTGTCTGCTATACCGACCCCTCGTTCAAGTCTTCCTCCGCTAACGACTATAAAGCCTGCCGACTGTGGGGAAAAACTGGCCGCGAGCTCCATTTGATTGACACCTACGTCCGACAGGACACCGTCTCCGGAATGGTGCGCTGGCTTTATAATCTTTACGAATCCATCCCTAAAGATGTGGTGGTCTCTTTCTTTATGGAAGCAAACTTTATGCAAGATATCATCCTTGACGAGTTTGCTGCCGAAGGTGATATCCGAGGCTATCAACTCCCGATTATGGCTGATACGCGCAAGAAACCGGAAAAAATTCAACGTATCGAGGCCGTTTCTCCTCTCTGGGAACGTGGATTCGTATTCTATAATGAAGCTCTGAAAGATTCTCCTGATATGCAAGTCGGCATTGACCAAACCTTAGCCCTCGAACGTGGCTCACGTGTCCATGACGACGCTCCAGATGCCGACGAAGGCGCTATCTGGTTCCTTCAGCGCTGCTCTCGTCAGGAACAATATAAACCCGTGGCGATTCATCGTCGCTCTCCTAAAAACGCTTGGTAATATGTTCAAACTAATCAAAAGCTATATCTTCGCTTGGCGCTATAAAAGAGCTGTCAAGCAAGCTGTCAGCCTCGCTGATGCTACCGGCCTTCGCCATTATGTCATCTATATCAACCGGTCTATTAAGGTCGTCCAAAAACGAACTATCAAGGAGCTCATCCGCCGCCGGCGTTTCCGCAAGGGTGTGACTATCGCCGATATTGAACGGTGTGCCCTTTTCGTAACTAAATAATTATTGATATTATGTTTCTTTCTGACGAAGACTATAAAGTCGTTATTGGCGACGCTGCCCTAAAGGTCATCTCGCAAACTTCCGACGATAATCGCCGTAACGCTGAGATGGAAGCTATTGAAGAGATCTCAGGTTATCTGCGCCCTGCCTACGACACCGCCGCTATTTTCTCGGCCGAAGGCGAAGCCCGAAATCGGCTCCTGGTTATGTACACGGCTGATATCGCTATCTATCATATGATCGCTTCGCAGCCTCAAAAGTTCGGCTCGGAAGTGCGCAAGGAGCGATATGAACGCGCTATCAAATGGCTCGAAGGAGTGCAGTCCGGTAAGATTATCCCGGATCTTCCTACTCCTAATGTCTATGATGACGCGCCGGCGTTCGGCACTTATTTTACATCTCAACAAAAATTACGTCATAATTGGTAACGTATATGTCTAAACGAAGATCTAAATATGCTCCTTCGCCTGAGAAGCTCCTTCATACTTCTTATGGTGATTTTAATCTCGCGAAACCTGCCGACCGGAAACGCATGCAGGGCATTATCGCCGGCCTGCAAATGACCACTGATGCCCTCACTCGTAAGGACATCGCTGATTGGCGTAAGTCTTGGCAGATGGCTATCAATGTGGACAATCCTAATCGTCAACGCCTTTACGATATTTATCGCGATGTCGAAATTGATGCACACCTCTCCGGCTGTGTCGAGCAACGTAAAGGCTTTGTCTTGGCGCGCTCTTTCAAGTTAATAGATGCCTCCGGCGAAATTAACAAGGATGCCTCTCATTATTTCGACCAGGAATGGTTCAAGCAGCTGCTGAAACTCTGCCTTGACGCTACCTATTGGGGGCACTCCCTTATCGAGCTGGGGGATATCATCACCGATGGTGATGGTTGCCCATGTTATGAATGTGTTAGACTGGTGCCGCGCAAACATGTTATCCCGGAATTCCATCGGTGTATCGCTAATGTCGGTGACGATTGGCACTCCGGTATTGATTACCATGCCCACCCATTCTCCGATTGGCTGATTGAAGCCGGCGAACCTTACGCCCTCGGCCTGTACCTTAAGGCTGCCCCTCATACTATCCCGAAAAAGAACGCAGCATCTTTCTGGGACACTTTTGCCGAAATCTTCGGAATCCCTATGCGTGTTGCGAAAACTACTACGCGCGACGAAAAAGAATGGCGCCGCCTTAGAGATATGATGCAAGACGCCGGTTCTATGCTCTCAATGATTACCACCGGTGAAACCGATATCCAATTCGTCGAAACTTCGAAAAGCGATGCGTATAATGTCTACAACCAACGTATCGACCGCGCTAACTCCGAAATTTCAAAACTCATTATTGGCCAGACTATGACCATCGAGGATGGGTCCTCTCTCTCCCAGTCTCAAACCCACCTCCAGGTATTTGAAAATCTTGTCGAAGCCGACCGCGATATGCTTCGTGATATTATCAATAATCAGCTTATCCCTCGAATGGTGGCGCATGGGTTCCCTATTAATGGCCTACGTTTCGAATGGGACGACGCTATCGATTACACCCCGGAGCAGCAACTCGCATATGAAACCGCCATTGCCGACCGTTACGAAGTGGATGGTAAATATTTTGCCGACAAATACAGCATGCCGGTTGGCGAACGTCGCTCCGCTATGCCGTTCCCGGCTGATACCTCTGACTCCAATGATAATGACGATACCTCGGCCGATAACAAGGAGGATAACAAGGAGGATAATAAGGATGATGGAAATGCTGACAACGGCAATAAGAAGGATCCCATAGCTAATAACGCTCACAATTTTTTCGACTAAGCCCTACTGACTATGTAGGGCTGCACCGCCGTTACCGCTCGATCCTCGGTGATGCGGATATCCCGTTTATCGCCGGACGCAAGGATGCTGAAGATGAAATCCGACAGAAGCTAAAGCCGCTGTTTAATGGTATGATGAACGCCCTATTCCGCCAGGAGGGCGCTTCCCTAAATATCGATATCCTTGCATCTGATGAAGCGCAGTCGTTCATCTCTGCTCATGCTTCCGTGCTCGACTCTGCCTTCGAAAAAGCCCCTATGACAGAGGCTATGCGCCGTCGTCTTCATCGTTCCGACTATATTTTCTCCGGAATGAAAACTTTTCATGAGCTCAACGAAGCGTTCCCTTCGCTGCTCGATGAGAAGGGCGAGCGAAAGTCGTTCGAACGCTTTTTGAATGACGTTCAAGCTATCGACGAAACTTATAACAAACATTATCTCCGCGCTGAATTTAACTTCGTCCAATCCTCTGCCGAAATGGCTGCTAAGTGGGAAGCGTTCATGGAGGATGGCGATAGATACAACCTTCAATATCGTACCGCCGGCGATGGTAATGTCCGACCGGAGCATGCTGCTCTCCAGGGAGTCACGCTTCCCCCTTCTGATCAGTTCTGGGCTGATTTCTATCCCCCTAATGGGTGGAACTGTCGTTGTACTGTGGTCCAAGTCCGCAAATCTAAATTCCCCACCACCGACCATAACGAAGCTATGGAGCGTGGCAACGAAGCCCTCCAGCGCGACACAAAAGGTATCTTCCGATTCAATCCCGGAATAGAACAAAAATCCGTACCGGATTATAACCCTTATACTATCCGGCGCTGCCGCGACTGCGACATCGCCAAGGGAAAACAATCCCTCGCCAAATGCTTCATCCCCGACAACGAGCTCTGCGACGCTTGTCGAGAAGTACATACTCTTGCTAATAAAAAAGATAATGCCGATTTATCAGAACAATTAAAACAAGCTCTGAATGCATCTGGCAAAGCTCGTATTAGTTCTTTACGCGATGTTGTTGCTCTAAGACGTTTTGATCGAGTGGAGAATCATGTTGGCGTAATATCAGCTATTAGCAATGCCGATCCTGATTACGAGAGACTGTTAGCATGCGCTGATAAAGCGGTTAATCATGGTTATAATGTCGCTATGCTCCCGAAATTAACGGGGATTAGAACTCCGGATTTCATCCTGTATAATAACAAATTCATCGCTACCTACGATGTTAAAACTATTACTGGACAAAATTCTGTAAGTAATCGTTTACAGGAAAGTATCGGGCAAACAAATCGCGTGATCCTTAATATGGCCACAACATATAATCCTCGTAATCTGGCAAAAGACATTCGTTGTTATTTCGAATCAAATAAGGATGCTGTTGAGGTGATGATATTTAAGGGAAATAAATTATTATCAATCAAGCGTCAACTCATTACAAAAGATTTTGAACATAATTTCCGAAAAGAGTATGGTAGGAATAAATAAAGCCGCAAATTGCGGCTTTATCCGAGGGGGTAAACAAGTCCACACCTCTAACAAGGGAACGGAGCCCTGACGGTCATTGCTGACACTACAAATTTAGAAATATTATTTCTGATTTCCAAAAAATTACATAAGTTTTTTCTTCAACCGGAGTTTATTGCTCAAGACGCTGCTATTTACATCGAGAGGCCGACAGTCATCACGACTATCGGCCTCTCTTTCACTCAATTCTTAATGTACTAAAAAGTCTCTATCCCTTTGTATTGGTATACTTCTATATTCTCTAATATCTCTTCGTGATTGTGATTGGTGTGGCTCTCTGTCAACGCTACGCAACAGAAATGCTTGCCATTCATCCCCTCTATCGCGTCCATGACGATATGGGGCAGATCAAATGCTTGCAGTGCTTCTTCCGAGCTTTCACTGGTCGTCGAGGCCGAGCCCACCCAATCTGTTACAATATGCAACTTAACTGTGGCCACGGTTCTGATGCACCGCTCTTTGGTCCGGTTCCACACTATCGGATCGAACTCGACAAACACCGCCGGGCGCTCCCAGTTGTCCTCCTGCTCTATGAATTCTACATTCCGGTTCCATAGATCTACATACTTGATCTTACCGGTGGCCATCAACCTGGTGCTGATAGCCTGATATAACTCTTTTCTCATAACTCTATGCTGTTTAAGTATTCCGTTATATTATCTTCGATAATCTCTCTTACTAC